CGCGAATAAGGCTGGTACGGCTCAATCTGGGAAGTGTACACTCATCGTGACTGAGGGTGACTCGGCAAAGACCCTCGCAGTTGCAGGTCTCTCGGTTGTTGGTCGTGATCATTATGGTGTGTTTCCTCTTCGGGGTAAGTGTAAGAATGTACGTGACGTGTCAGTCGCACAGCTTACGTCTAACCAGGAATTCAATGATCTCAAGAAGATCCTCGGACTTCAACAGGGTAAGGAGTATACCGACGTTTCCGAACTTCGATATGGACGTCTCATGATCATGACTGACGCTGATAACGATGGGTCTCATATCAAGGGTCTCATCCTCAACATGATCCACTACTTCTGGCCCAGCCTTCTAAAGTTAAACTATGTGGTGAGTATGGTGACACCCATCATCAAGGCTTCCAGGGGATCGGAAACGAAATCTTTCTACACTGATTCAGCATTTCGAAACTGGTATGGAGACGGTAAATCGGGGTGGCGCATCAAATATTACAAGGGTCTTGGTACTTCTACATCGGTGGAGGCTCGCGAATATTTCAAAAAAATTCAAGAACTCACAGTGAAGTTTGATGTGGATGTCATGACAGATAAATCAATCGTACTCGCATTCGATAAGAAAAAGGCAGATGACAGAAAGACATGGCTTCTCGAAAGTACCGCGAAGAATTCTGGCGATCTTGAAGTACCGTATGGTCATGTCAAGAACCTGGCCATAACCGACTTTGTTCACAAAGACCTCGTTAATTTCAGCCTCGCTGACTTGAAACGGTCTATCGCACATATGGCTGACGGACTTAAACCTTCACAGCGAAAAGTTATGTTCTCATGTTTTCAGAAGAACCTGACTGCCGAAATGAAAGTGGCACAACTGGCCGCGTATGTCGCCGAAAAGAGTTCTTACCATCATGGCGAAGTTTCTCTCGCGGAAACGATCGTCAAGTTGGCGAACGACTATACAGGTTCGAACAACGTCAACCTTCTCGAACCTTGTGGTCAATTTGGTACGAGACTTATGGGGGGTAAAGATGCGTCTCAAACGAGGTACATCTTCACGAGACTGACTAGTGCAGCTCGAAAGATATTCGACCCCAAGGATGACCCTGTACTTAATTATCTAGATGACGACGGTCGATCTATTGAACCAGAATTTTACGTACCAGCGTTGCCGATGGTTCTCGTGAATGGTACAGAAGGTATTGGCACGGGTTTCAGTTGTTATGTACCCCCGTTCAACCCCAAGGATATCTCGACGAATATACTCAACTTCATTAATGGAAAGGGTATTCAAAAAATGAAGCCGTGGTTCAGGGGGTTTAAGGGTCGTGTATTCTATGAAAATGAAACATGGGTCACAGAGGGTATCTGGAACATGATCGGTCAGACTATCAGGGTCACAGAACTTCCACCTGGGCGTTGGACACAGGATTATAAAGAACATCTCGATACACTTACCGAAAAGAAGACTATCAGCTCGTACACCAACAATAGCACAACCGAAAATGTTGATTTTGTTATTCAGGGGTATTCGGGTAAAGATCTTATCAAGGACCTGAAATTACAGAAAACCGTCAGAACTTCGAACATGCACCTGTTTCATCCGACTAAGGGAATTCACAAATATGAAAGTGCTGAAATGATCCTAATGGACTTTATCAAACTTCGGAACGAGTATTACGATAAACGCAAATCCCATATGGTTAATGTTCTCAAGAAAAAAGTTGAGATGTATAATCACCGCGCAAAATTTGTTACCATGGTCATCAATGGAACGCTGGTGGTTTTCAGGCGTAAGAAGAAAGATCTCGAGGAAGAGTTATCACACACATTTCCGAAAGTTGATGGGAGTTATGACTATTTACTAAACACCAAGACGATTGACTATACAGAAGAGCGAGTAGCTGCACTGCTTATGGAAGTCAAACACTCCAGGGACGAACTAAACCTGACAATGTCTACATCACCTCTTCAAATGTGGGAAAATGATATTAAAAATATATAGACAATAGATAAGTATGGGATTGCAGGGTCCGGATCAAGGCGCGGTATTATCCCTAAATGCCATAGGTCAACAGGATACATACCTATTGAACTCCAATCCTGAACATTCTTTCTTTAATTACACAGCGAAGCAACATTCAAACTTTACGAAGTATCACAAAAGTGTCACAGTTTCTAAACCATCTACGTCTTCTCCTACGTGGCCATTTGGTGAAAGTGTTAAAGTTACACTAAACCCCCAAAATATGGGAGATTTGTTATCAAATATGTACATACACATGACATTCCCCGCCGTTGAAACAAACTCTAACATAGCTGATCAGATTGGTCGACACGTTATAGAGAGTATTTCTATGCGCGTGGATGAGACGGAAGTCGATAAATATCACGACGACTGGGGTGTCATTTACGATGAGATGTATCTGGATGCATCTGAAAAACGTACTAAGCGGTATATGATAAACAGAAATCAAGCCGACAACGTATCGCACGTAAATGATGAATCGTTATCTAGGTTTAAGTCGACGTTAATGATTCCAATCCCACTCTTCTTTTCTCGTAAATATGAAGGTGACGAATATGGATCGAATTCCCCGAATAGGCCATACTTTCCAACGTGTGCGATTCACAAACAGAAGATAGAGTTTGAAATTAAATTTAGACCAAAGACGTTTTTTACCAATTCTTCATATGCGTTATCACTCGATACATTTGATATCATCACGGAAGAAATCACATTAAGTCCACAGGAACGGACATACTTGATGACAAATAAACAAATATTCATCACTGACATAGTAAAGAAACACCCCACAGAGGAAACTGTCATAGGTCGGAATGCAGTGAAACTGCAACTCGTCCCAGATATACCTGTCAAATCGTTATTTTGGTTTCTACGAAAACAGGCATATGAAGATGAGAATACGCATGGAAGTCCCGGTCGCCCTGACCCGAGTATAAGAACTCGTCAAATGTCGAATAGGTTTAATTTTTCATCTGCAACATCATACTCAATCGGTAACTCATTTTCATCGGCGGTTTTAGACTCTGCTAAACTCTATATAAATGGTCAAGACTTACCTAATATACCAGTCGCCGATCATAATTATTTCAAGTATATCGTCCCATATAACACAAGGCTATCTAGACCTAATAGGAATATTTACACGTATGCGTTCTCGATGAATCCGATTAATGTGGAACCATCGGGAAGCTTGGACTTTAGTAAATTGAACTCAGATCGCACATTACTAGATGTGCAATTAAAACCTGGATTAACAGATGTCTATAACCTACACCTGTATTATGTTGGGTATCAAACGTTTGAATTTAATAACGGGTTTATGTCACTTGCTTATTGAAAAGCCTATCGTGATGTACACGAATGTAATCGACAATCTTGTTTCTGATACACCACCTGATGAAGTTCAACTGTGCTACAGTCGTATGTATTTCATCAGTTGTACCTGGCACGTTGTACACGATCTTGTCTGCACGACAAAACGGGTCGAATAATTTTTTGCTGTACCCGTCTAAACTCGATTTATAAGCGCAGTGTACACTAAAAATCCGACCATCATTTGTTTCGTATGATAGGTTATGCTTCTTAGAGTAATTGGTAATAAACCATTCTAGATTTCGTAGAGAAATACCTCCACTCTTGTTCAAAAGTTCGATTAGCGTAGCTCTATTTTCTGGTACAGTGTAAAAATTATTTATAGATGATAATAGAATAGTTGATTTATCCATATTAAAATATAGAAGGCAAATCTCTAAATTCATTTGCAACATCTCTTTTTTCACATGCCGGACATCCCTGAACAAATCCAGATGGAAACGGATGTGTATGTCTTAGTGGACCTCTTGGCATAAGTATAGGAGTAGATGGTCGCGGATCATCTACATGGAGACAACAGTAACCATCACGAATTGCCTTATTCGTACACAACTTACCATTTTTACGTATACCTAGACAACGCTTATCATTTTCAGGCGCAAGGTCGCGTCGAACGCTTTTAATCGGGATTGAGTATAGCAATGAAACCCTTTCTACAACTTTACAAACGTAATCATGTTTCTCTTGTTCTAGTTTCGCAACGATAGATTTATGTTCACTTTTTAGCACATTTATCTGTTCTTTGTACTTGTCGACCGTTTCTCGGATAGTACGGATATGCTGTTCTTTGTGATCATGTACAGCCTCCTTTAGTCTCTCAGAAAACTGTTCCTTTTGTTCACGTGTCTGTTCTTTCGTCTGTTCACGAATTTCCTTCTCACGTTCATTAATCTGACGCCGGGCTTCTTTCTGTATCAGACTTTCAATCTGTTCAGTAATACTACATACCATGTATTATCATGGGGTCTTTTTTTTAAATATATCACTCAGTAGTAATTGATCATTACCAGGCTTTGTCGCAGCCTTTCCCTTTTTCTTTGGTGGTTTAGCTCGTAGAAGCAATTCTCCAAAGATGTCATCCTTTACGTTGTCGAATAGTGGTTCGAGTAAGTCACATACGGGATTTAAGAATTTATTCAGAAAATAATACGGATAATCGATCGGTAGACTATGTTCCCGTGCATACACGGGGTCTTCAGATTTTTCAAACGCACGTGCTTTAGGATCATCCGTCTTGATTAATATATATGGCACTCTGTCACCAGACTGAGGTTCGGAACCGGGTTGCCGTTCGCGCATTTTTCTCACAACCTGAACATGTGCCTGATTAATGTTTCCTATCTCTTCACTTAACACGGAAACATTTTCACCCTTCACCTTGTAAGTGTCCGACAACCCCTGACTTAAAATCAATTTTTCATTGGGTACGTCACCCTCTAATAATTCGAGTGCACGTTTTCGAGCAAGTGCTTGAGGAGCTGTGGTATCACTACTATCCAGGACGACATCTAGAAGTTCTTTACAAACCTCTCTGAGATGTGGTGTGTTATCACGTCTCACGAGTTGCAAACCCTTGACATCGATATAATCCATGTTCATTTCACCATTCTTCCCCTTTGTCCATAGTTTAGCAGCGTATCTTTTCTTTGAATAGAGGAAATAAGGACAGTATACCTTTTCAAGCTCTAGATTGTTAGGAGCCTTGAATAATTTGGTACATTCATCTGCAGCCTTTTCACCCAATTCCCAACTATACTCAATAGCTTCCTTACCGGTACGGTTTCCTACGTCAAATTCAATCATAACACTATCAGTGTCACCATACCTCACTTTAGATCCGGGATAATGCGTTTCAACATACTTCTTTGTGTCGTCAATCATGTTGCGACCTTTCATCGTCGTAGTAGATGCGATAGCTACACATGGAAGAATACCCTTAGATGCACCTGTAAATCCGTACACGGAATTCATTGAAATTTTATACGCGAGCTGTTTACCGTTGTACATCTGTTTCGTAGCACCCGTTGAATTCGCCATGTCTTTTTTAGCCTGCTTTCTAAATAGTTTCAACTCTGAGAGAATACTCGGTAAAATACTCGGCACATTCTGTGCGAATGTATGCTCACCAAAATGTTCATATTCTACACCAGGTAAATTATCATATTTCTTGTCGAGAACAAGCGTTGAGTAACATAAGTTATGCGCCATCATAATAGATGGATATAGACCCTCGAAATCCAAGGCTGTGATTGGTGTGTAGTATGCACCAGATTGCGCCTCGAGTACAGTAGCTCCTATATAACCAGTATTATCTACATGTCCATATTCATATGCAGGAACTTTGAACCCCATTTCACGTGCCTTTTTTGTCAACTGACTGAAAACCTTGATTTGCTGCCCCCTCTCAACCAAATAACTCAACGGAACCCATGTCGCCTTGGCCATTTCTAGTAAATTCATCAATGTAGATAGTTTAGCGATCAGCCTATGAGGCAGTAGTGTATCTTTGATACAATACTCTGCAACTTCACGTAATTCTACTGGATCTTCTCGAACAAATCGTGCAAACATTTCTTTCGGAGCCATGTCTATTTTCTGATCCCCCAAATAAATCTGTGAAACGTTGTTGAGTTTATACGAATCTAATTTATACTCCCGCTTAACTTCGTGAAACAAATCAAAAATAAATCGCCCTGGCATGGGTACGAGTTTCAGTTCATTATCTCCGAGTGCACTTGATGACAATTTTTTACGACTGAGTGTACATGTATAATCCCTGAGTTTACTCATTCGATAAAACGCGAGAGGGCAGTTATTTACCATACCACGTTCCATAATGTATTCCAAATCAAAACCGAAAATATTCCAACCCGTTATGATATCTATATCGTGGTCATTCAAGTATTCACTAAATCCCATCAGGAGATCACGCTCAGATTTATAACTCACGATAGAACATCCATCAATATTCTTGTCAGTATCTTTGTAACATAAGCATGTCTTTTCGTATGGTTCATCTTCACCGAAACGCAAAAGTGAAATAGCGATCTGAAAACAGGCATCGCCAGGTACAGAAGGACTAGGAAACTTCCCAGTAGAACTATAACACTCGATATCAATAGATGCAATTACAAATGGTGCGATTTCTGTAGTATCATGAGGTTTCAATTGCCTCCAGTCGTTACACTGTAAATCAATCTGCACCTTCGTATGGTATGCACGTTCGCATACATCGGTCGTATCAATCCACCCAGTCGATTGAATACCGGTACGATGCATAAGACGTAGTACAGGATCCACATTAGCCTCGAAAATTTTCAATTTATTGGATAGTCCAGTTATGTTTTTACGCAAACGATTACTAATATTACGCCTTGACATGAGATTTTGGCAATGAATTTGCAGGAAAAAACTTGTCGCCCCGTTCTGAAACCCTTCCATATCTTTAGCCTCAACAACGTCCATGTTAACGATATCTGGACAAGTCCGTTTGACGTATTGGATCACCGAATTCGGTGTCATAGTTCCCGGTACCTTGACAAAAAAATAGGGTACAAACTTTGTCGTGACACAGACGGATTCACCCTTAATCGTTTTACCAAAAATTCGTATGATATGATCGTCATTTTCGTCACGGGCATCCCAGGTGAGAACTTGAAATTGCACCATCACACTTGGTAAGTTATAGAGCTAAAATTTTAATATCGTTTATTAATAAATGTCTGCTGCGTTGATCGATCTTGTATCGAAGGGTGCTCAGGATGTATACATCACCGGAGAACCTCAGGTGTCTTTTTTCCATCAGAACTATAAACGTCATACGAACTTTTCTATCAAACCCGAACGCCTCGATTACGTAGGTACATTCGGTCCGGGTAATGAAGTTGTTGTCCCCTTACGCACGAAGGGTGATCTACTCAGTTACATCTGGGTAGAAGCTACCGACATCGGAGCTACCGATGACAGTGACACCGGCTTCTTTAAAACGAGTGATACAACCACGACCGAGTTTTCTCTTTGGATCGGTGGACAGGAAGTCACCAAGCTCGATTCTCTTTTCATCCAGGGTGTGCACAATGTTTTGTACAAACAGGATCAGGCTAAGGCTTCTTGTGCGGTGACACTCGACGAAGTTCCTGAAAATGCCGTAGGTGTTTCTCAATACGCCGATCATTACATGATCCCGTTCTTCTTCAGCGAGGATTGGACAAAGTCTCTCCCACTCACAGCGCTTCAATTCCACCAGGTGGAGTTACGCATTAAATGTCGCTCGGGTACATTCACACCCGGTAGCACACCCAAGGTGTACGGTACGTACGTGTACCTGGATACAGAAGAGAGGGAAATGGTCGTAAACCACGAACACGAACTTCTCATCACACAGACTCAGTATCAACCCATGACGGCGTCCGATGTCGATGTAGATCTCACGTATTTCAATCACCCTGTTAAGGCTCTGCACGTTGTTTCGTCTATAGCTGATAATACCACGTGGTTCACAAACTGGTCGTTTGACGACTCGACACTGTATATCAACGGCACGCCACTGTTCGAAAACACGAGTGCGACGTACCACCACAATGTCGTTCCTGAAATGCACTGCTCGATACTCGCTCCCAACGTGTTGAACACTACATCTACGTTTACATGGCCATTCTGCCTGACTATGAACAAGTCGCAACCCACGGGTTCTCTGAACTTTTCGCGCATAGATAACGCCAAGTTAGTCCTCAACGGAACCACGAACAGGCTCGGTGCGATTGTTCGAACATACGCTGTCAACTATAACATCCTGAGAATTAAGGATGGTATGGGTGGTGTAGCGTTCGCGAATTAAATTTATCCAGAAGAACCAAAACCGCGTGTACCACGCTCGGTATCTTCAATAGTTGCAACTTCTTCGATAGGAGGTGTCTCACATTTTTCCAAAATAAGTTGGGCGATACGATCCCCTTGTTTAATCTCGAAACGTTCTCCTCCCTGATTAAACAAAATCACTTTCAACTCACCTGTATAATCAGGGTCAATGACACCGGCTCCGGTTTGAATTCCATGCTTTACAGCCAGGCCAGAACGAGGTGCGATGCGTCCATAAACACCGATCGGAATAGTAGCAGCGATACCAGTGTTCACGATACCACGTTCCATTGGTGGAATATACATGTCGATAGTACTATACAAATCATAACCGACCGACCCTGGGGAAGCTCGTGTAGGAATGATAGCATTATTAGAAAGTCGCTTGATGAGAAGCTTCATATACATTTGATAAGGTGAAACTCTTTATATCATTTACAAAAGACGTGGAGTGATGGTTGTGGGTTCGTCTGATACAAATGTGTATTTTACATGGTATGCGATGAATAGTCCGTTGAGAAAGAATGAAAGCATCATCAAGATTTTAAAACCGAACTGTTGTCGTAAGTCTGAACGACACATTTCCAATTCAAGATCGTAATCCTGTTTCACTTCCCTGACATCTTCACGGAGGTTACGCAAGTCCGAAATCACTTTGTCAAAATCAGTATCCATTTATAAGTGTACACGGGAAACACTTAAGTATGTGAACAACTATCTAAATACTATGATCTGGTATTATTGTCGATCGTGTAAAATTACATATGACGGGTTTGCGCAATGCTGTCCCGATCTTGATCACGTGCAACTTGAAATTACAAGCGATGAAGAATTTTCCGATTCGGAGTTATAAAGTGGTATATCCTTCTAATGCATCGTCTGTGGGTGGTGGCGCTTCTTCCCGAACATCTTCATCGCCATCTTCTTCACTGGGTGGTACACCCAATGCTTCCCACGTCTCCTTAGCCATGGCAGGGAATTTATAACTCTTCTCTTCTCTGGACTTAGAAATCTTGGCAATTATAAAAGCGACACAGACGGATACGATCGCGGAAATAAATATAATACGAGTGATGGTTGGCTTGCGGAGATCCATATCTATAGTAGAAACATAGAATTAAATATTCGGTATTTATATATGAAAGTTGTTCTCAAGAAAAGTCCCAATCCCAAAAAAAAGTACAGGGTCACTTTCGAAGACGGTTCACATGTCGACTTCGGAGGTAAGGGGTATTCGGATTATACGATTCACGGAGACCCGGCGCGTATGAAAAGATATCTGGCACGTCACGGACGTATGGGTGAAACCTGGACTAAAAGTGGAATTAAGACGGCGGGATTTTGGTCTAGGTGGCTTTTGTGGAGTAAACCTTCGATGCCGGGAGCTAAAAAACTCATGACAACACGGTATGGTATCACATTTCTCTAAAAGAAATGATCTGTTCTATAAAGTTTGGCTTCATAAGAAGCAGCTTTACCGAGTACATTAACACTCTCATTACCGTATAACTCCCTACACCCTAAATCATCCATACAGTCACGACCATCGTGTGTTATAGGTATCGAATAGATCTGCTGTCCGGGTGTAGACGTATAGTAATGATACTGGTCACGCCGCCCACGTACTTCCTTTCCGTATAATGGGAGTGTCTCGTCATTCTCGCCTAACAGTACACCCATCTGCTGAACGTGCCCCGGTTTATAGTCCTTTATAGGTGGGTCTCTAAATTCGGGTTGGCGTCTGCGGACTGGCTCTCTCTGACGCATTGGTGGACGCATAGGTACTTGAACAGGTACCCGAACAACTTCACGGGGTCGTGTTACGAGATATGCAATCACACCCACGAGAGCGATAATAATAATCAATCCCGTCGTGTTCGCGTTCTTACGTTTCATTTATATATTCTAGGAAAATATTTTGGGGCGTGGTATAATTCCAAGTTTGAATTGTACCATAAACCAAAGGGAGAATAACATAGATTTTACTACCTGATCAGATGTTTCATTATCAATGTTATATATAGGTCTCATCAATCTCCCGAAGAATGTGTCTTTCTGCTCCTTACCAGTTACCTGAGATTCTAAAATTGTGAGAGCACATGTATCATCATTGATTGCCCAATGAAAGAAAATGAATGGTATTATCACCGAGTACATCTTCAGCCATTTGACATTTCTCGTAAACGGAACTACGAGTGAAGTGACAAAGATTAACGTATGAACAATGAAAATAATATTCATATCTTAATATGGACAAAGAAAAGAAAGTGCGTTCAAAAAATAAATTTATGTGGTCTCCCCAGCAAGAGCAAATATTGAAAACGTGGGGTGAAGCTTCCGCGTGTTACAGGTACATGCATAACCACGCCTTCTTAATCTATAAGAAACAGAACATGCAGTTTTCACTTCCTGTAATTGTTTTGTCTACGATCACCGGTACTGCAAATTTTGCACAGAGTTCACTACCTACGAGTATAAGAGGTGCAGCGCCTGCGTTGATTGGTGGATTGAATTTGATCGCAGGTATAATCGCGACTATTATGCAGTTTCTTAAAATAAGTGAAATGATGGAAGGAAATCGCGTCGCTTCGCTTCAATATGGTAAACTATCGCGAACGATTCGTTTAGAATTAACACTCCCGATAGAAGAACGATCGTGTGATGGATCCACTATGATAGATACATGTCGTGCTGAATATGACAAACTCATCGAACAGTCCCCACCAATACCATATTTCGTCATTCAGGCATTCGAAAAGCAATTCCCGGATGATAACGGAATTTTCAAACCAGAAATAATGCACATTCAACCGATAGACATGTTCATAAGTGAAGACGAAATGACCAATGAATTAAAGAAGGACTTGACTGCCATCCGCGGTGGAAGTGACGGTTCCGATTTAGAAGATGTCGTTATAAAATCTTAGAAAGACGACGTGTGAGATATGCAACCATCATGAATAACATTACATTAAAGATACCAATGCAAATCAAATAAGGAAGAACCCTCTTTTTCACAGGTTCGAGTATCCTTGTCTGAATTGTATCACTCTCTAAAAAAATATCTAAAGCTTGATCAGTAAGTTCATCGGTCATGGACTCCTTCATTAAAATTATACCACAAAAAAAACCACGTCCACCAACGCTCCACCAAAATGAAATTAACTTACTTGAAAAATATATCAAGGAGGGTCACAACGTTTTCATATGTGGTCAAATTGGCTGTGGTAAAACTTTCATCGCGGAAACGGTTCTAGATTCATCTAACACGATCGAATTACACTCTGAGCTTTTTCAGAAAAAAAGTTCGTTCATGGATTTAATCGGTCGTACATCTTCTCATATTTTTATAGATGGATATGATGCATCTGTTCACGGACATAAGCAGATTATAGACCGCGTTTCCGAAAATAAATTAAAAGTGACAAATGGATCCGTCGTGGTTACATCTACATCGATACACATGATACCCAATTTCAAACTGATAATCGTGCCTAGACGAACACCTGACGCGATATGTTCTCTCGCATGTGATAATCCAAATGCCAGTTACGCTGCATCTGAATGCAACGGGAATATACGAAACTTTTTCGACTATCTAAATTTTTCCCATGTAAAGGATATTTTCAAAACGTCAAAGGATATCGTGATTGATATACTGTGTCACAAGGGTGGGTTCGATACATCTCAAACGATACACGAACATGGTCATGTATGCGATGTCATACACGGGAATTATTTACTTTCAAAAAATGCTAACGTGTGCACTATAATTGATTCTTTATCGGAATCAGATATATACGATACACAGATGTACAAGGGTGATTGGAATTGTATGCCGTTTTATATCGCCTCAGGAATGGCGGTTCCGAAACTGAATATAGGTGAACCAATCGATCCAACTAAAATACAACCAGGAAGTTTATGGACCAAATACGGTAATTTTAAAATGCGGCAAAATAAACTTCGCGCCATTCAATCGAGACAACCTACTAAATTGGGACACGACGAACTGAGTTTAATTAGACAATATGCGATTGCAGGGGATCTAAACCCTTTAATAGAATATAAACTCGAACCACTCGATTTTGACGTGATGAATCATCTCGCAGTTGGTAACAAATTAAAACCGACCGATGTTACAAAAGTTAAAAAGAAACTTCGTAGTTTGTTAAATGAGTAGTGTCGATACCGACTCCGATACCGAGGATCACGAAGTTGTACGCGTCAATGGATGTGACATATATTACTATGGTGAAGTCGATAGGGAGAATGCACTCGAATTTCTAGATGTGTTTAAGAAGCTCGAAGTGAATCTATTGAAAAAGGCTATCGAACTACCGGGGTATACGCCTACGATCCGGGTTCATATACACAGTGATGGTGGTGACGTTTTTTCGGGGTTGAGTATGATGGATGCTCTAAAATCGTCACGTGTGAATGTCGTCACGATCGCAGAAGGTACCTGTTGTAGCGCCGCGACTTTTATATTACTGGGTGGAAGTGAGAGACTTATGGGTAAGTATTCATTTATTCTCATTCATCAACTGTCATCTGGTTTCTTCGGTAAATATACCGAACTGAAAGATGAAATGAAAACGTGTAAAAAAATCATGTCGGTCATCACGAATTTATACGAGAATGAAACGTCGATCCCGAAAGAAAAGATGTCTCAATTTATGAAACGTGACATATATCTCGGATACGATGAATGTATCAATTACGGGATCGTTCACGGGCATTCTTAGTGATGATATATCGCCTGTACAAAACGAGCACACCCAGTATGATAAATCCAACGCTAATCGTATTCAAATTCATGGGAATATTTGTTAACGGAGGAGGCTTAAGTCGCTCCATTCTTTCATAATTTACAACGGGTATCATCCTACTACATTATGAACACAATTTTTACCACCGACAAAAACGACAAGAAGCGCTACATCGACATCAGGGTCGAAGAGCGGGACGGATGTTGGTGCATTGTTAAGGCGTCTGGTCAGGTTGGAGGCAAAGAAGCTACATCTGTGACTGAAGTCCCACTCGGCTATGAAAGTGCCATGAAACGTGCGAACACGATGTGGAAAAATTTGAACACTAAGGCTACTACAATCCTACCCATGCTCGCTAACAAGTGGGAAAGTCGTAAAAAGTACATCAGTCAACCCTTTTACGTTCAACCCAAATTGGATGGTGTCCGTCTTTTGGTATCCAAGGACGGGGGTATCTCGAGGACCGGAAAGGTTGTACCCGGGACTGAGATTCTCGGTAAAGGACTCAAAGAGGGTCAATATGTCGACGGTGAAGCATTTGATCCCAAGCTCGACTTTGAAGAACTTACGAGTACTTTCAAAACCAACCCATTGAAACTCAAGTTTCACGTCTTTGACTACTTCGACCTCAACAATCTTAATATGACATTCGAGGAACGATGGGCAAAGGTTAATTCTCTCAAGAACCCCCACTACGAGTACGTGAAGACGACACTCGTCATGTCGCGGGACCACGTTCCAATGGTGCATAAGAAGCATGTCAAGGAGGGTCATGAGGGTACCATGATCCGTGACAAGGACAGTGTGTATGAAGTGGGTCAGCGAAGCAATTACCTTCTCAAGTTCAAGGATTTCCAAACCGAGGAATATGAAATTGTTGGTGCCAAGACGGGACATGGTCGCGACGCCGACTCGGTTGTATGGGTGTGTAAAACTCGGGACGGTCAACAGTTCACGGTTCGACCCGAGGGTACTATCGCACAGCGTGCAAAACAATACAAAAACCGCGAGAAGTTTATGGGGAAGATGCTCACTGTGCGTTTCCAAAACCTGACCGCTCTCGGTGTCCCGCGTTTCCCTATTGGTGTGGTAGTCAGGGATTATGAGTAAATTTATACGGGTGGTGCTGAAGGATCTATTCTAGCTGTAGTGCGCATATCGACA